CACTTTATTATTCTCGTGTACCTGACCAACCGCTTGACGGTCTATCTGCTATGAAGCGTATTTATGATCAGGTATATGAAAAAAATATTCTACGTAGCTTCTGGGCTAACGCTATTCGTAGAGATACTAGACAGTATCTTGTTAAGGAAGGTGCTATTGACGAAGAAGCACTTGCTAAGATTACTGCTGGTATTGACGGTGCTATGATACCTGTTGACGCTGAGAACTTGGCAGGACTTATTAGTGTTGTACCTACTGTACCTATAAGTTCTAACCACAGCCTATACCTCAGCCAGATTGACGCTGACTTGGCTAAAGGTTCGGTACTTGCTCCGTTTACCCGTGGAGAAACTACTAAGTCGTCTGCTACAGAAGTTGCTGCCTTGGCTCAGTATACTGCTTCAGAGATTGGTAGGTTGGCGCGTGAACGTGACGCTATGATAGAAAAGATAGCTGATACATATATTCGTATTATCGCCCTAACTGTTGAGGATACGTTACAAGAAATTATTTTGCTGGAAGGTAACCCTGAGATTGTTACTTCACAAAAGCTGGAAGGTAAGTTTAAGTATGTGGCTTTGGATCAGGCTTCTACACCTATTGGTGAAAGTGTCCGTAAGCAACAGCTACTACAACTTGTTCCTGTACTATCTCAGCTTGGTGTTGAGCAGTACAAGATACGTGACGAGATTATCAGACTATTTGATCTACCAAGAGAATTTAGTAAGACCCCAGAAGTTCAGCAAGAACTTGACCCAAGAGCGGCTGCTGCTGCCGCAGGTATGCCTAAAGGTAGACCAGACGGAGCACCGTTTGATACAAGACCACCTAGTCCTGAGCAAGCAATAGCCGACCAGTTTGGTGCTGCTAGACGAGGGACTGTACCGTTTCCTATGCCGGGAGACTTTGGGCCTAATAAATGAAAAAGAAAAAAGGATTGCCTAAAAGATATAAAGCACCGAAAGGTAGTAGCAGAGCGAAGAAGATTCGTGAAGCACATGCTGAATACAAGAAAGGCAATAAGAAAAAAGCTTTTGCTATGAGAGAAAAACAAGAAGCTAAAGTAAGGAAGACAGGATCGTATGGCTACAAAAAAAAGAAAAGTTGACTACGCTAAGATGGCTAAGAAGTACGGTAGTACGCCAGCTAAAGTAAAACGTATCTATGCCAGAGGACTTGCTGCTTATGCTTCAGGATCTAGACCGGGTATGACAGCACACCAGTGGGCAGCGGCTAGGGTTAAGTCAGCACTTACTGGAGGCAAAGCTGCTAAGGTTGATAGAGATATTATTAAAGGTAAAAAGAAAACTACTACAAGGAAAAAGAAGTAAATGCCACTATATGAATTTCGCTGTAAAAAATGTAAGAACGTAATAGAAACTATTATTAGTTATAAAGATAAGTCACAGTTTAAAGTAGATAACTGCTGTGCTTTATGCCAAGGAGACTTTGAAGACAAGGTATCTGCCCCAGCAAGAACTAATAGTTTGTGGGGTGACGAGACTGGAACATATGGTGTTAACGGTATGTATTCTAGAGCACTTGGTCGTCGTGTAACAAATAAACGTGAAGAAGAAAAGATTGCTCGTTCTATGGGATATGTCAACGCTTCTGACTTACCACAAGACTATGTTGACGACAAGATCTCAGCACAACTTGCTGAAGACGCACATTTCGATAAGTTAAATAACGCTTATCAAAAGAAAGTCCAAGAAGGTGGGAATACTTATGGGGCTGCTATTCAGGCAGTTACCGAGCTTCTACCAGCCAAAGAGATGTTAAAACAATCGGAGAATACCTAACATGCCTTATGATTATGATATGAAAGATATGAAGCCTATGGACGCTTCTAAAGCTATGCCAGAAGTCCTGAGAGGACAAGAACAAGTTGCTATGGAAGAGGACGATATGTATAGTTCTTTCCAGCCTAAAGGTTCATTTAGCCGTAAGCCACTTAACGCACTAGTTATGGTTACGCGCAAGATGCAACCTATGTATGGCTTAAAAGCTGACTATCCTAAGTTTGATAGTGACTTGGAAGAACTGCCTATGGAATTTGTCCGTGTACTTATGATGTTTAAGCAGTCTATTGACGACGCTATTGCTCAGGATATTCTTGACGAAGAAGATAGCTTTGAGCTTGAACAGCTTACTGACGACAGTTCACTAAAGATCTTATCAGGTAAACTTGGTAAGGTTATGAGAAACAAACAGTTTAAGAAAATGCTTTCTGCTAAGCCTGAAGTATCAGAGGAAGAGGAAGCACCACCTGTGGAGGCAGAGGAGCGTTCACCTATGCCTATGGGTTCAGACCAATCTATTGACGCACTATTTATGGAAAGGATGTAAATAAATATGGAAAACGTAGAGACTGCTGGTAACAGCAATACCACTACGGCTCCTGTAAACCTCACAGAGACTACAGAAAATGCCGAAGGTGGTAACACCCCAGAAAACAATTTAAAAGCCTCAGAGAGCCAACCAGAGCCTTCTGAAGCCTATGTATCAGATAAGTTCCTAGAGAACTTTAACTTGGAAGATCTATTGTCTGCTGACTTCAGTGAAGACGATATTATGAATACCACACATAAGGATCTGCCAAGTTATCAAGAAGTACTAAAGCACCTACCTGAGAACGGAAGAAAACTTATTAGTAACTTACGTGCTATGACTACACGTAAGACACAAGAAGTTGCTGAGATCCGTAAACAGTTAGAGGCTGAGAGACAGCAACTAGCACAGGAAAAGCAAGCACTATATAACGGTAAGTTTGCTGAGCAGGTAAACCAACTTGCTCAAGAACCTGAGAAGCCGTTTGACTTATATACTGACGAAGGTATGGAGGCCAAGATCAAGCAGGAAGCAGCTAAGATGTTCCAGCAAATGATGGCACCTGTACAGGAAGATATGAGACTACAGCAAAGACAAGTAGCACTAGATAACTTTACTAGAGATAACCCTGATATTAGACACCCAGAGGTTCGTGTTGAAGTTGCTAAACTACTTCAGTCTAGACCAGAACTAAAACTAGAAGATGCCTATTACATAACTAAAGCGAAACTGGATAGAACCAAGTTAGAGCAGTTGGAGCAAGAGCGTCTTGCCAAGCGAAACGATCAGCGTGAAGCTTGGAATAAAGTTAGTAATGGTTCTAACGCAAGACCAACAAAGGCACCAAAGTTCCGTTCTGCTTGGGATGCATACCAGTATCATAAGCAAAACGGGGTTAAGTAGTGAAAAAGAAACGTGATAAAAACTGGATACAAAAAGCTACCAAGTCTATCGAAAGACGCGGAACGAAAGGTAAATGTACTGGTACGAAGTACGGTTCTGCTTCATGTCCCAAAGGCTCCAAAAGGTATAATCTTGCCACCACCTTCAGAAAGATGGCAAAGAAAAAGAAAAGGAAATAAGACATGGCTACCCGTACCAAAACCAAAAAGAAAAGTACTTCCTCCCGTAAGCCCGCGAAGGGTAAACGTTTCGTCAAGGTTGTAAAGAATAGTAAGACTGGTAGAACCCGTAAAGTTAGTTATGGACAAGCTGGTAAAGCTAAAGGCGGTGGTGACCGTATTAGACCGGGTACAAAGAAAGGTGACGCTTATTGTGCTCGGTCTGCTGGAATAAAGAAGTGTAAAAACCCGCCTTGTCCTAACGACTTATCACGTAAGAAGTGGAAGTGTCGTGGCAAAAAAAGTATGAAATAAGGAATTAGTATGAATAAATATTACAGCGGTATTCCGCTTTATATCTGTGACTTACCACACGCTGGTAGTTTAGATTTAACAAATAATAACTATTATGAAGGGGCAACTTTTCCCGCCCACTATGAAGACCCTGAACAGGATAATCGGAATAGATACTGGGGAAGCACCACTAAAACAGAACCCGTTTTTGATACGGATAACTTTGTATTAGAGGAAGACTTAAACAAAATGTTCGTCATAGACGAAAAGCTAAAACTATAAAGGATAAAATCAAATGGCTATTTCAAATGAACTATTATCCTCTACACTTTTTAGTATCCGTGACGGAGAAGTTGATGAGCTTTTCCAGAAGGTAGCTTTCCTTGATCACGCTAAGAGCAAGGGTGGTATTGAATATGAAGACGGTGGTATCAAGCTCCAGCGTCCGCTAGCTATTGCTGAGCACAGTTCTATTACCGCTTTGCCAACAGGCTATGAGCCTGTCAGCCTTGCTGTTAACGATGTTCTACAGCCAGCTATCTATTCTTGGGCAGACTTCGCGGCTCCTATCGTTATTACTAGAAAAGAGGAACTTGAAAATCAGGGCGAGAAAGCAATCGTGAAAATTGTAGAGGCACGTATGCGCTCTGTTATGGGTATGCTTAGACGAGAGATCAATAGGCAGATCCTTGCTGGTACCTCAACTGTACTAACTGACCTTAACAGCTTGAACGGTGTTCCTGCTGCTTTTATTAACGGCTTCCTTGAAGAAGGTGCCCGTACTACACTTGGTCAGACAAACACTATTGGTGGTATTCAGAAGTCTGTTGTTGACGTTGAAGGTTGGTACAACTGGAACGGTGACGCAGGTGGTGCTTTCGGTACTAACGGTCTTGTTCGCATGAACGAGATTTGGACTGGTACTAACAGCGTTGCTCCTATGGGTGAGATCGACTGTGTTATTATGAGCCAAGCAGGCTTTGCTAACTACAAGCGCGCTCTATTCCAGAACGAGATGTACGTTGACCAGAAGTCACTAGACGGTGGACGTATGGCACTTCTATTCGGTGGCGCACCTTGTGAGGCTGACCTCGCAATGCCTGACGCTACTGTTAACGGTGCTGGTCTTGCTGCTACAGCGTACTTCCTCAACTTCGGTGGTGTTAAACTTATCATGCACCCTGACGCTGACTTCGCTGTTTCTGACTTCGAGCATATTTCTGGAACAACCGCTAGAGCCGCTACGCTCTACTGGAAGGGACAGCTTATTGCTGATCACCTTGGTTCACAGGGTCTGCTCTTTAACGGGGAGGTGTTCTAATGTCACGTTCAGGATTACAATACCTTGAGACACAAGGTTTCGCTGTTGACGGTACTGCTGTTGATATTCCCACCGCACTTGATCGTAGAACCGAGCAGGTTTTTCTTGCCGGGGCTGCTATCGCTCAGGGTGACTGGGTTGCGCTAGATACTGGAGCTTCCGACAGTGCTAGAGCAATTACTGTTGTTCAGGCGGCTGCTGTTGGTAACGGTAACACACTAGTTGTTGGTGTGGCACTTGAAGCTGCTGCTGCTGCTGGGGATAAAGTCAAAGTTTGTACCCGTGGGTATGTTGAGCGCGCTAACGTTCTTGGTGGTACTACACTTGGTACGGCACTAGTTGTTGATACTACTGCTGGTCAGGCACAGGCTATTGCGGCTGGTGACCTTGCCCCTGCTTGTGGTGTTGCTCTAGAGGCTGCGCCTGCTGTTGGCCCGGATGCTGATACTTGTGACGTTTACGTCTATAGTAACTTCTATACTGGCTGATAGCTAAATAATTCTGGGTAGTTGGGGTCAGGTCTTTGGGCATTTCTGACTGACCCCTTCTACCCTTTGTTATAAAAAAAGTTGAGATTATTTTTTACAATGACCGCTGCTAAAGCAGTAGGTAATATGTAAGTTAAGCAGACGACCAATTGAATTGAAGGAACTGAAAAGGTATGAACTTAAAAGAACTTAGAAACAAAATAAAGAACATAACAGATTACAATCCTGAGATTCAAACTTACTTAGATGATCTAGATAATCTTATCAACGATAGTTATTCTGAGATCTACTTAAGCAAACGTTGGACGTTTGCTCAGCACTTATGTTATTTAAATATCTATCCAGATATAACACCTACTTCAGAACCTTCAGTTACTAGAAATGCTAGTGTTATTGATGGAAGAAGAAACATAGCTTTCAGTTCTCCCATACCAGAATTCTTAGAAGATAGAAGACACTGGGAAGGTCAGATCTTTGAACTTCAAGGAATGGAATATACTATTCTATCTATTGATCCTTCAGGTGCTGCTCTACGTGTTCAGGAACCTCTGAGGTGTACCAGTAACGTAGATGATGTTAGCTGGAGAATAAAACATAGATTCTATACTATGCCTGAAGATCTATATGATATCCTCAGCTTATCTCATAGAGATGCTCCAGTACCTTCTAACCTACCTATCTGGGGTAAGAAGACTGGACTACCAGCTAGAAGAGAAGAAGATTTAGATCTTAGAATAGACTATACTGCTGACTTCTCAGAAGCTTATGTACCACTTCCACCTTGGAATATTCCTTCAGGTATGAAGTTAAAGTTAGAACTTACAACACAAGCAGAACCTCCAATAGCTACACTACCACCGGGACACTATGAATTTTGTTGGGCTTTCCAGAAGTATGGTAGAATAGGGCCACTATCAGAACCTAATACTATAAACGCTTTAGACGGTATCCAGACTGCTGCTGTTGGTATTACACTTAGATTCCTTGACTGGAGAGATCAACCAGTAGCTGCTGACGTATATGATCCGTCAAGTGACGTATATGCTAATAACTGGGAAGGATATGAAAAAGTTATTTTTTATAATAGCAATATTGATCCTGCTACGGGTGAAAGACGTGGACTACCTTGTTGGAGAATGTGTAACGACGCTGCTGCGATCAAGACACGAGATGACCACTTACCTATTCAGGTAGACGACGAAACAAGTTTTTATGAAATAAAGTTTGCTGGTGAAGTTGATAGTGGATCTCCCAGATATGAAGAATGGGACGGACAGCACCACGTTATTAGACCTTATCCAAGACCACAAGGTTTTGAAAAAGAATATCTATCAGTACAGGCTGGTCCTAATGATCCAGCACTATACCACAGACAGTTTAGACAGTATCAGTTAAGATATCAGCGTAAACCTCAGAAGCTTTGTGAAGTTACTGATACACCACAAATGCCATATGAATTCCACCAGAATATTGTGTATCGTTGTTTACACGAAATATTTATTAAAGGTGGTAACCAAGGTCTAGCTGCTATGTATGATAAGAAGTATCAGGATAGTTTGAGAGAACTAGAAAAAAGATATGTTGACAGAACAGATACGTTCTGGCAGAAAGGTCAGTTTGGTTTAACTGACACAAATATTCAGTATGACTTTAACAGTTTGAGGAAACTAAACTAAATGAAGTCCAGAAAAACTAACGAGGTAATAGCAGGTGGCGTTGACCAAAGATGGAAAGCTAGCGATAACTTGGCTAGCAATATTGTTAATTGTCGTATCGACAGCGTGGGGCTTGGCTGGAAGAACGATAGAGGCTGGGAACCACTTATCCCCGAAGAAAGTGGACAAGTTACCTTTTCAGATGCACAACTGGCAAAGGCTTCCGCACCATGTAGATTCCTTAAGGTTTGGTCTAGACACGGAGGATCCGAGGTTTATTATCTTGAGGAACGGAACGGCATACTATCTTATACCTATGGTAATAGAGGAAACGGCGGTGCCGCAGGGGCTATTGTAGAACTGGACACAGGTAGAAACTTACCTAAAGCAGATGATCCGGGTACACAGATAACACCGTTTGGTAGGTTTGCTCTTATTCAGAATGGATATGATAGACCAATAAAGTTCTGGGGTAGAGCTAAGACTACACCGTTTGGTTGGTCACAGAACCCCTCAGCACCTATTGTAAGAGACGTAAATAATAAACAGATATATGACCCTGATAAGTTACAAAGTACTGAAGGATCTTATTGGACAACAGCAGCTTCAGTTGGTGTAGGCAATTCAGATCTAAACGATAAAAACTTATTTAGATATAAAGTAAGTCTAGTATCAGATACAGGTTCAGAAAGTCCACTATCAGATAGTGCTAACGTTTATTGGGCTATACAAGATAACGCTGCTGTATCACATAAAGCTGGTATTGTTCTAAAAGATATTCCTACAGGTGACGTGAATACAGTTGCTCGTAGAATATACAGAACAAAGAACTTGATTGAGAACCCAGCAGAACAATACTATCTAGTTAAAGAAATAAAAGATAATGTAACTACAGACTGGATAGATATTATCCCTGACGGTTTGTTATTGGAAACAGCACCAGCAGTAACTGATAGTGTGCTGCTACCTCAGTCGTTTAAGTATGCTGCTTCGTTTAACGGTTGTATTTGGATTGCTGGTGGAGACGACCTATCTACACAGATAAGATATTCTGATAGGTACTTGCCAGAACAGTTTGACGCTTTTAGATTCTTTGACGTTGGTATGAGAAGCGGTGGTGAAGTTACA